TGAATGTCATAGTATACTCCACCAGAATAAACATATAAAATTTTATTAGTTCCTATAGCTGCAAATTTAATTGAAGATGTACTGACAAAATGATGTAAACCTCTAGCAGCACCCGTAAGTTTTGACTCACCTAATTGTTGCCAGCCTCCTATTTTTTCAGGTGTACCATATCTAAAACGTACATTTTCTCCACCTGTCCACTGTGACTCGGCACCTGTAGATGTAACTTGTTTATTGAATCCTGGTAAAAATCCTAATTTTTGTAACATATAACCTCATAATAATTAAAAGGCCCAGCTTACAAAAGAGTAACGGGTTCCTTTAGTTGTTTCTTTTACCTCATGTGGATACATGAAATTAGAAGGAAACAATAGTATATCCCCTGTTTTTAACTCAATTTTCTCTCCTCTGCAATAAAATTCACAGCCTTCGTAGTCACTGTTTAGGTTAGCTACAATAGAAACTATAGGTACACCTTTCATTTTACCATCAAATATACTATGAATATGATCATAGTGTTCTCTCATCATGGTGCCAACGTTATATCTATTAAATCTTATTGGACTAAATTTTGTGAGCCATGGTCCTTGAGTCTTTTCTCCTGGCACACTATGCTTTTCTTGATACTCATTCAATGCTTTAATTAAATGCGGTGTAATTTTTGCTTGTTGTTCTGAAGTACAATTCATTACATCTAATTCTTTTGTAGATTCAGATGATGTTTCACCTGATGCGTAATTATTCCATGTATGTTTTTTCCATATACCTTTATTGCATTCATCTATCAACTCTTCACATAACTCTTTAGGTATGTGATTTCCTACGTATATATAACTTTTAATTGTGCTCATTCATTAATCTCCTTATATCTAGATGGGTTAGTGATTGTTCTGATCCTAATACATCAATACAAAATGTATTAAAAGATACACTTATTCTATCTTCGTCACCTTGATTAATAGGTACACTATGTTTTAGTGAAGATGGAAACAATATTAGTTCACCTGTTTTACAAGGCAACATAAAAGATTCTGAGTTAACATGATTATATTTTTCTGGATCTAGTTTCATACCATCTTGATTTGCTTTAGAAAAAGATATTGGTGGTAACTTTTCATTTATTTGAAAGTACATTACACCAGACACTATACTATTTGGATGCACATGTTCATGGTGCTTGGACCCTTTTGGATTTCTATTAGCCCAACATTGAGTAATCACTAATCTTTGTTTTGACTGCATTACATTTTTAGTAAATTTATCTACAGACTCGGCTAAAAAAAATTTTATGTTTTTAAATTCTTCACTACGTAACAAGTACGAATCATCAGATCTGTAGTTACCATTTTGTTGTTGCTCACGGTAACTAATAGTTTTTAAATATGCTAATTCTTTATCAATAGATTCTTCGTAAGGTACAATTAATAAAGGTGTAGGAAACAACTGTAATAATTCTTCTTTCATATATAGGATATTACACTATTTTATTATGCTTGTAAACCACCATTTGAATCAGAACACGCAGCAAACCCACTTGATCCTTCAGTCATATCACCAAAATCAGCTGCATTACCTGTTGATGCAATAGTTATAAATTGAATAGTATTTACATATCCTGGATTACCACCCATAAAACATCCTCTAACAGAAGTAGAAGAACCTTCTAGTTCGTCTAGAGTTGCGGTTAAATCTCCAAAGTCAGTCATGTTTCCAGTTGAAGCTATTGTTACATAAGCAATAACATTAATTTCACTTGGACCCGATACAAGTCCTCCACCCATAATACCTCTTACACTAGAAGCTAAACCACCTGATCGTGATGTAGCTGATAAACAATCTCCAAAATCTGTTGCGTCACCTGCTGAAGCAATTGTTATGTAATCAATAACATTACTAAAACTAGGTGTTTCACCACCTACAAAAAGACCTCTAACGGGACTTGAAAAACCAGAAGCATTAAATCTTGCAACAGTTAAATTTCCAAAATCAGTTGCATTACCATTTGTTGCCATTGTAATATAATCAATAGAATTATTAGTTGCACCAGGAGAAACATTAACACATCCGTTTACCCCTCTTGTAGTGCTGTTAAAACCAGCATTGTCTCTACCCGCTGTAATTAAATCTCCAAAATCATTTGCATTACCTTCACTAGCAAAATACACTTGTTGAATATAATTCATATAACCAGAAACAGCAGCTGAATTACCTCCTAATGAAAATGCTTTAATTAATGAAGCACATGATCCATTATCATCTGTAATTGTTACTAGATCTCCAAAGTCAGCTGCGTTACCAAAAGTATTAATATTATACATATCAATAGTAATTCTATCACCACCTGCTCTGTTACCACCTAACATCAATACTCTCCCTGATCCAGGCATATAGTTTACTGATGGACGTTGTACAGAAACTGAACCCCAATCAATACCATCGTGTGCTCCACTTGCACCTTTACTATTTCCTACACTTCTACTTAAGTCTCCAAAGTCAGTTGCATTACCTAGTGAAGGCATAACAAATCTTTGTATAACATTATTATTAGAAGGACTCGATCCACCCATTGTTATTGCAGTTGTTCCTTGAGAAACACTTGCACAACTTTTTGTTGCTTGAGTTAATACTCCAAAGTTTATTGCATTACCAGTAGATGCAATTGTTATTACATCAGTTGAAGTAGTGCCTTTAGTTGCTGGTGAACCTTGACCACCTATGAAAAATCCTTTTCCTGATGAATCATTGGCAGCACCCATATAACCTGAAGTACCTGAAAGATCTCCAAAATCAGTTGCATTACCAGTTGAATTAATTGTAACATAATCTATTGTGTTTAGAAAAGCAGGTGATGGTGATGAACCATCTGTACCACCAGCAAATACAGCTCTCACAGGACTACAAATTCCAACTAATGCATTTCTTGAAACTGTTAAATCTCCGAAGTCTGCAAAATTTCCTGTTTGAGCAATAGAACCAAAACCAATTGTATTAATAACACTATTACCACCAGCCACTAATGCTCTTGTTCCATTACTTGTTGCAGCGGCATAACCAACAGCAACTGTTAAATCTCCGTGATCGGATGCATTACCTGTTGAGGTTAACTGCATAGAATCTATTTCATTAGAACCCCCTGATACTTCACCTCCATAAAATAATGCTCTAGTTGTAGAAGAAGCTGTCATGCCTCCAAATAAAGTACGAGTATTTGTTAAGTCTCCAAAATCTGTTGATGTTCCACCAGCAGCCATTTGAATAGTAGTACCATCTTTTGAAGCACCTGGTGCAAAACCACCCATTTCAATTGCTCTGTCTGGTCTTGTTGTAAAAGCTCTTCTGTTATCGTAGTTATTTTTAATTTTATTTATAGACATTATGCTAAACCTCCATGACCGTTAGAATTTCCACCACCACCTGAAGTAGTTGTATAAGTTAAATCACCAAAATCTGTAGCATTACTTGTTGATGCAATTGTTACATAATCTACAGTATTTACACTAGAAGGAGTTGTGCCTCCCATAAAAACACATCTAGTAGTATTAGATGCTCCATTTAAACCTTCTCTTGCTTGTGTTAAATCTCCAAAGTCTGTTGAATTACTAGTCGAAGAAATTGTAACATAACTTATTGTATTAGTTATGCTACCTGAATCTCCACCTGCAAATATACCTCTTGTGCTGTTTGAATTTCCACCTAAATATTTTGTAGCAGCTGTAAGATCACCAAAGTCTAAAGCATTACCTTGTGTAGTAAAAGTTATATAACCTATTACATTTGAATTAGAACCTGTATCTCCTCCTCCAATAATTCCTCGTGTAGGCGATTGTGAAGGAGCACATCTTTTTACCGATATTGTTAGATCACCAAAATCTATACAATTACCCAGTGAGGATTGTAAAAATTGTTGTATTGTATTAACCACAGCATTACTTGGATTTGAACCCCCTGCATAAATTCCTTTAATGCTATTACCAGTTGCAGTAACATCTCTTCGAGCTTCTGTTAAATTATTAAAATCAGAACAATTACCTTTAGATGCAAAGTCTACAGCCATTACTCTATCTGACCAACCTGAAGGTTGTGCACCTCCTCCAAAAAAAGCTCTTGTTGTTCCTCCAACACAATTTATTCCATCAAAAGATGCAACAATTAAATCACCAAATTTTGTTGCATTACCTGTTGTAGATATTGTCAGATAATCTATGTTTGAAGTTGCTGGTGACTCTCCACCTGCCTGTAATGCTCTATCACCTGGTATAGTCATATTAGCTGGTATATTAATTTCTCCACCCATATAGTTATGATTAGTACAATAGTAGTATAAAACAAAAGGTGTAGAAGATGTGACTTCTATTTTAGTAAAAGCTGTAGCTGAACCTGGTGTACCAGATGTTGTAACCCCGGTAGTATATTCAGAACCACTATTATGTGTACCACCAGATGTTTGTGAAAATCTTAAAGGATGTCCACCATTAGAACTATCGTTTTGATTAAATTCGTATGTGCAACCTGGAAATAACACAACGTATTGTTGTAAGATACCATCAATATAATATCTGTTTCCTGAACCAGGGTTCGCGACTGTTACAGTATATTTAAATGTTGTTGATCTAGCCACCGACTAACCCTCCATGTCCGTTTGATGCAGGTCCCATACCTGCTAGTCCTGATATTAAATCTCCAAAATCAGATGCATTACTTGTTGAAGCAATTGTTACATAGTCCATAACATTTTGATAAGGTGATTCTCCACCAGCAAACACTGCTCTTAAAGTATTACTTACACCCGATGGATAATATCTTGCAACTGTTAAATCTCCAAAATCTGTTGCGTTTCCTGTTGAAGAGATAGTTACATAATCTATAACGTTTGAAGATACTCCACCAGCAAATAAACCTCTAGTGGTTGATGACGCTCCTCCAACTCCATATCTTGAAACTGTTAAATCTCCAAAATCTGCTGCATTACCAGTTGTAGAAATTGTTACATAATCCATAACACCTGGAGCAGCTGGAACAGTATTAAATCCAGAAAATAAACCTCTTGTGTTACTGGAAAAACTACCATTAGTTGTTGAAGCCGCAGCTGTTAAATTTCCAAAATCTGCTGCATTACCTAAACTATTTGTAGTTACATAATCTATTACATTAGTTACACTAGGGTCCCTTCCACCACCAAAAATTGATCTAGTATTATTAGATAAACCTGCTGCACCTCGTTTTGCAGCTGATAAATCTCCAAAATCTGCTGTGTTTCCTTCATTAGAAAATGTAACATAATCCATAGAGTTTACATTTCCTGATGGGGTTTCTCCCCCTACAAACAATCCTCTAGTTTTTGAACCAGCTCCTGCTACAGCAAAACGACCTGCAGAAGATAGATCACCATAATCTTGTGAATTACCTGTTGTTGAAATTTGTATACTTTGCATTGTATTAATAGTTCCTGGGCTACCACCTGCAAACAATCCTAAATCCCCACCAACTTCTTGGAAAGGTATTGGTCTTGTTCCTTGATACCCGTCGTTTAGTCCGCCGTGCGCTGCTGAGTTTGAAGCAGAATTTTTTGTAGGTTCAAGTAAATCTCCAAAGTCAGTTGCTGTTCCTCCCGTAGCTATTACAAATTTATTTATTGTCTCTACAACAGCAGGAGATGTTTCTCCTCCACAAGAAAAACCTGCAACACTGTTTGAGACACCTGTATTACCTCTTGCAGCAGAAGTTAAATCACCATAATCTGTTGCGTTACCTTGTGAGGCTATTGTAATTAAATCTAATACATTTAAATATGAAGGAGTTATACCACCCATAAAAACTCCTTTTGTAGAACTTGAACAACCACCTGCATCTCTTATAGAATTACTTAAATCACCAAAGTCAACTGCATTACCAGTTGTTGCTATTTCTATAAAATCAATTACGTTTGATGTGGATGGTGTAAACGCTCCTCCAAAACAAGTTCTAGTTGGTGATGTTACACCAGCAGCATAAGTTCCTGATAATGTTCTGTCTCCAAAATCAACTGCATTACCTAAACTGTTTATTGTTATATATTGTATTTGATTTGTATCAGATGTTCCTTCCGTAAAAACACCTCTTGTAGCATTACCACCAACTCCTTGGGTTCTTTGAGAATCTGCACCTATAGTTCCAAAATTAGCAGTATTACCTTTGGTTGCAAACTGTACGTAGTCTAATGTATTTGAATTTGTTCCTCCAGGTGTTTCATTACCTCCAGCAAAAACACATCTAGTAAAGTTTGACATTGCACCAAACTCTCCTCTAGCTATGTCTAAATTTCCAAAAACGGTTGTAGTTCCAGAGCTAGCCATATTAAAATCAGTAATTACTGATGTATAACTAGGAGTAAAACCCCCAGCAACTATTGCTCTATTATTTGCATTTGGCCAATACCCACCCATTACCGCGCCATATACATCACGCAAGTTCCAAACGCCCGAAGCGTTATCGAGTTGAGGGTAGTTAGCCATTTAACTACCTAATCTATTTTTTTCGACCAAATATAACTAGCAGCTTGTGCTTGATCAAAAGGTACAGTTGCACTTGGATCTTCAGAATTAGGATCTTGTTCAGTCCAAGTTGATGTGTATGTATCTAAATACGTTTCTACATCTGCTTCACTTGCAAGTTCACCAAGTCCTACTTCACTTGAACCGTCTACAGTTGCACCGATCATAATCTCAGTTGGGTCTGGATAGTAACCACCATCTTCAATCCAAGTTGGGATCGTACCATTGTCTAGTTGATATTTAACAATTTTATTTGCCATTTGTTTTCTCCTTGTTATCTAAAAGTTTAGTGTTAAGCGACTCTTCATCGTACAATTTAAATCCTCTTCGTTCTGCAAATTTTTCTGCATCACCTGAAAATTTATTTGCGCATGCTTCTAACCATTGCATGGTCATTTCATGGGTAGGCGCTTTACCTTCTTTCATTAACTTATTTTCAGCTTCTAAATAAGCATAGATTTCAGCTTGTGCCTGTGCACTGTTTATACCCATATCGAATAGATAAATCAAGTTTCCTTCATCAATCACTCCGCCTCGAGCACGTGCAGCGTTTAGAGCCTGTTTAAGACAAGTCATAATATGGTAATGTGACTCTTCTTTTTCATACTCTTCCTCAGTAATATCATCTTTACCAAGTTTCTTCAAGATACTCTTGTACTGATTAGTAAAAAAATTCATCTTCCTAATAGCACCTGATATAGAGTTTTGGATATTATTCATGTTAACCTGTATCTCAAGAATCTCTGTTTCCAGTAATTCTTTTTCAAACGAAGTTAAATCTAGGTCAGTTTTAAGTTTGTGTTCTTTTTCTCTAAGCTCAATATCTTTTTTTCTCATTTTAAGATGAGCTTCTTCTAGAGCCATTCTAGTTTTATCTAGTTCAGCTAGTGTATGTTTAACCGATCTTATTGGTGTAATTGCTGTTACATCTAGCATCACTCCCATAAACTGTGAGTGTGACTTATAAAAATTTGAACTTGATTGTTTAATAGCAGGCAACGTTGAAGTAATATTACTTAACATTACTTTGTACTCTTCTTTAACTAATGGTGATTTTGATATTTGTTTTATGATTAGATCTTTATTTTCTGACATTTATATTCTCCTTTAAGAATTGCATAGATTGTTCTATGTTTAAAGAATATATACTACAGAATCCTATGAAAGTCCACCATGTCCGTTAGAACAGCCATTAAAGTATTGTTGTGTCTGTTCAAACAAGTCACCAAAACTTGCTGAGTTACCTGTTGAAGCAATTGTAATGTATTGTATATTTTTTGTATTTGTACCAGAAATTTCACCTCCCATATACAATCCTCTTGTTTGATTAGAAGCTTGTCCTCCAGCTGCTTTACCTGTGTCTAAATCACCAAAATCTGTTGCATTACCAGTTGACGCAATCGTTACATAATCCATAACATTAGTTCTTGTAGTAGGTGATGGCACATAACCACCTATAAATACACCTCTCGTTGGTGAACTTACACCTTGTGTTGCATATCTACCTACAGTTAAGTCTCCAAAGTCTGTTGCATTACCTGTAGACGCTATTGTTACATATCCTATCGTAACAGAATATCCTCCGTTAGTTCCTCCTGCATTTAAACCTCTAGTATTAGAAGATGTTGCACCTCCTAAGTTTTGAGTTTCAACACAATCCCCAAAATCAGTTGCATTACCAATTGTTGCAAAAGTAATATAATCTATAACATTACTCGCACTTGGAGTATTACCACCTTGAAATAAACCTCTCGTATCATTTCCTGCTTGACCAAACATAGATCTTCTTGCAACAGTTAAATCTCCGAAATCTGCTGCATTACCTTTTGAAGCCATTTCCCAATAGTCTATTGTGTTTACAATAGGACCATCAGAACCAGCTCTAATACCTCTAGTTGCACTAGAACCACCACCACATAGATAGGCGACAGCAGTAAGATTACCAAAATCTTGTGAATTACCTAATGTTGATATTTGAACAAAACCAATTGTGTTAACATTAGAAGGACCTGCACCTCCATAATGAAAACCTAAATCTCCAACTCCACCGCCTCTTGGTACAACTGTACCTGTTGGTGAATAAAGTTCCGGGGCTCTTGGTTGAAATTCTTGTAAGCCACCGTGACCATTAGAACAACTGTACCCATTATTTCTAGCAGAAGTTAAATCTCCAAAATCTGTTGCATTAGCTCTTGTTGCAATTGAAAGCATTTGTATATCATTTTTTTTAGTAGAATCACTTGGAGTTGCTGAACCACCCATTACTATACCTCTAATAGAATTACTAGTTGTTCCTTGATAAGCAACATCTACAGCTAAATCTCCAAAATCAGTTGCATTTCCTAAAGATCCAAACTCAACATAATCAACAGTAGCTGCGGGTTGTCCTCCTGCAAAAACACATCTCGTTGCACTAGCAAAAGCTTGGGCTGATAATCTAGCAACTGTTAGATCTCCAAAATCTGTGGCATTACCTGTTGTAGATATTTCTACAAAATCTATTACAGTACTTGGCGCTGATCCCCCTGCCATTAAAAATCTAGTAGTGTTAGCTGCACCTCCAACTGTGTTTCGATCTTCTGTTCTATCACCAAAATCTGTAGCATTACCCGTTGTTGCGTTAGTTATAAAATCAATTGTATTTACATTACCAGATACAAAACCACCACCATAAAGACTTTTAATATTATTTCCGCCACCTGCTCTAGCTCTACCACTTATTGTTGAATCTCCAAAGTCAGCCATATTACCTTGAGATTTAAAATGAATATATTGAATTATATTTATGTTTGCACCACCAGAATATCCATTAGAATATATTCCTCTAGTAAAAGAACCATTAGCTGCAGGATTAGATGCGACTACAATTAGATCTCCAAAATCTGTTGCATTACCTGCTGTATTTATTTGAACAGTATCAATTGTAGCGACAGTAGATGGTGAATCACCCCCGCCATATAAACCAGTATTTTGATTTGAGGCTTGAGGATAAGTTCCTTGGTCTTTTATATTTTTTGTAATTTGATTGATCTTCCAGACTCCGCTGGCTTGATCTCGTCTAGGATAACTATTAGCCATAGTTTAATCCTCCTAATCAGCTATCTTTTCGTATGATATAGTTACTTCTA